AAAACGCAGGTGAGGTAGAAGAACCTGTAGAACAAGAAGCTGAACCTACTAACGCAGAGGAAAAGACATTTAAGAAGCGTTACTCTGACTTACGTAGGCATCAGCAAAAACAAGCTGAAGAGTTAAAGAAAGAGATTGATGATTTAAAGCGTCAGCTTTCTGTTGCAGCACAAAAAGAAATGAAGCTGCCTAAGTCAGATGAAGACATCGAAGAGTGGGCAGCAGAATATCCTGATGTAGCAAAAATTGTAGAAACAATTGCTATGAAAAAAGCAGCAGAGCAAACAAGTCTGCTTGAAGACCGCATGAAAGCAATTGATGAGATGCAGCAGTCAGCTACAAAAGAAAAAGCTGAAGCTGAGTTAATGAGATTACATCCTGACTTTGGAGAGATTCGTGACAGCGATGATTTTCATGATTGGGCTGATGAGCAGCCTAAATGGGTACAGGATGCATTGTATGAAAATGATAATGATGCACGGTCAGCAGCACGGGCTATTGACCTGTACAAAGCAGATAAAGGAATAAAAAGTGAGAAGAAGTCTAAGAAAGATAAAGGTGCTGCTGAAGCGGTGTCCACTAAAAGCAATAGAAGCGCACCTCAAACAGACGAATCTTCCACTTATCTAACAGAGTCTCAGGTTCAGGCAATGTCACCTAAAGAATATGAGAAACGCTCTGACGAAATTATGGAAGCTATCCGTACAGGAAAGTTTATCTATGATATGTCTGGTTCTGCCAGATAAAAAAAGTGTTGACAAATAGTTATTTTTCAGTATAACTATATGTAACCAAGTGTGGATGTATAGCGCAATATGTCCACACATAACAGCAAACAAGCACAGCTTACGGATTACCTGACGAATTTGGCCTGTTGAATAGTAGGGCGGCCACCTTATTAGAATACACACCCAAATAAATTAGCCCCTGATTAGTTTGGTGAGTTTGCATCTGTAGAAAAATGCTAAACTAGGAGATTATATCATGGCATTTACATCCGCTGCCGGGTATGGTAATCTTCCTAACGGTAATTTTTCGCCCGTAATTTACAGCAAACAGGTGCAACTTGCTTTTCGCAAGGCATCTATTGTTGAAGCTATCACCAATAATGATTACTTTGGTGAAATTGCACAAATGGGTGATTCCGTTAAGATTATCAAGGAACCCGAAATTACAGTTAAGGCATATGAGCGTGGTACTACTATCACTCCTCAAGACCTTGACGATGAAGACTTCAACCTGACAATTGACAAAGCTAACTACTTTGCATTTAAGGTTGATGACATTGAAGAGGCACATAGCCACGTAAACTTCCAATCTTTGGCAAGTGACCGTGCTGCTTATCGCCTTGCTGACCAGTTTGACCAAGACGTTCTTGGCTACTTGTCAGGCTTTAAGCAATCAGCTATTCACGGTGCTGCTAACACTGTTAACACAACTGTTAATGGTGGCAAAGCTGTATCCACAGCTTCTGATGGTGCTAACCTTGTTGGTGCTGAATTGCTTGCGTCTATGTCTTTGGACGCATCTGACTTTACTAATACATCAGGTTCTGCAGGTTCTGCAAACAATTGTATTGGTATTGAGCCACGTGCAGGTGGCGCAACGGCTGCTAAGTCCAGCACTGCTGGTAACGCATTTCCGCTGCAAATCATTGCACGTATGTCACGTCTGATGGACCAACAGAATGTTGATACCCAAGGACGCTGGCTAGTTCTTGACCCGGTTTTCATTGAAGTATTGAAGGATGAAGATTCACGTCTTCTGAATTCTGACTTTGGTGGTTCTGGTCTTCAGAATGGTCTTGTTGTAAATAACCTTCACGGTTTCCAAGTTTATTCGTCTAACAACTTGCCTTCGCTGGGTACTGGCCCTGCAACTACAGGCGGTCCTAACACGTCAAACATGGGCATTATCGTGGCTGGTCATTCATCTGCTGTCGCAACTGCAGAGCAGATTAATAAGACTGAAACTTACCGTGACCCTGACAGCTTTGCTGACATCGTTCGTGGTATGCATCTGTATGGCAGAAAGATTCTTCGTCCTGAAGCAATCGCAACTGCCGCTTACTGCTTGGCATAAGGGAGGGTTAAAATGGCTACAGTTAGTACACTTAAAACCTCTGTACGTGGAGCAGGCGCACGTGGTCGTCAGCCTTACATGGTTGAAACTACTCTAGATTTTTCCAACTCTGCAATTAACAGCCTTTCAGCAGGTGATATTGTTGAAGCAATTTCTGTACCAGCCAATACTATGGTGTTGACAGCAGGTGCTGAAATGATTGAAGCTGTTCAAACGGCAGCAGATGGAAACACTGTAAACCTTGGCTTCACTGGTAGTGGAGACCAAATCGGTGGTACAGATGTAACTGGATATGTTTCTGCCGTTGATATTGATGACAACGCAACAAACTTGTCTTCTGGAATTGGATATCTAACTCCTGCAGCAACAGCAGCTAACCCTGTTATTTGCACAGCGGAAGATACCATTGACTTAGAACTTCAAGCGACATCAACTGCACCAAATGCAGGAAAAATTCGTATTTTTGCTGTGTTGATGAACATTGATGGCCTTGGTGAAATGGCTGCTGACGAAGTAGACCGTGACACACTTGCATAAATAATGTGACGGGGCAGGGCAACTTGCCCCTCACTTTCTCTAAGGGAAAAACATGGCATACGATTTTCTGGGTCTAGTAAATGATGTAAACAGACGGCTGAATGAGGTAGAACTCACTTCAGCTAATTTTGCAACTGCAACAGGATTTTACTCACAGGCTAAAGATGCAGTAAACGCTTCCATAAGATATTTAAATCAGTCAGAATATAATTGGCCTTTTAATCATGTAACGCAAACAACTACATTAGTAGCTAACACTAGCCGTTACGCATTTCCAACAGATGCTAAAGTTATTAATTTTAAAACATTTAGAATAAAAGAAAATACTACGCTTGGTAATGCTACCACTAGATTAAGTGAAGTAGCTTATGAAGAATATTTAGATAAGTATGTACAGCAAGAGTATAACTCAACTTCTAATCAAGGTGTTCCTATTTATGTCATACAAGCACCTGATTTAGAATACATATTATCACCAGAACCAAATAAAGCATATGAAGTAGTATATGAGTATTATACTTTTCCTACCGACTTATCTGGAGCAACAGATACAACAAATATACCAGAACGCTTTAGACACATTATTATAGATGGTGCTATGTACCACGCATATATGTTTAGAAGTAACTCGCAAGCGGCTACAATAGCAAAACAAAAGTTTGATGAGGGTATTAAACACATGCGTTCACAATTGATTAATCGTACACCTTATGTGCGTTCCTATATGATTACTCGTAATACAGGCGGAGCAAACACAGGTCTTAATTTATAAGGGCTAACACGATGGATGCATGGCAAACCTATCCTGTTGAGTTTCGTGGTGGTCTGATAACAAACCTTTCTCCCTTGCAGCAAGGTGTTAACGCACCGGGAAGTGCAAGAATACTGCGAAACTTTGAACCATCTGTAGAAGGTGGTTACAGAAGAATTGAAGGTTTTACTAAGTACGACAGTAATATTATACCACCGTATGGTGCGCCAGTTGTACACGGTGCTAGTCAGTCAGGCACAACACTTATTATAGCTGCTTGTCATACGTCACCAGAAGCAGGTGATACTTTACAAATTGCAGGTGTAACTGGCACATATACTATTGCATCTGGCGGTGTCACATTTGATGCTACTAACAATAGAGCAACACTAACACTAACAACTTCTCTTGCTAGTAGTCCTGCTAATGCAGCAGCGGTTACATTTAAAACTACAACATCTAATTATCTTACATTAGGTGTTGCCTCTTGGGAAGATAACGCTATTGTCTGTAAAAATGCAGACATATTTAAAACGGGTGGGTCTGGATTTACAAAGATTAATGTGCCTGATTATGGTACACCTCTTGTAAATGGCGCAAGTCAAACTGGTGGAACACTTGCTATTGATGGTCTTACCTCTGCACCACAAGCAGGTGATGTATTTAAAGTTGCTGGTATAGATTTAGTTTATACAGTTACATCAGATGCTACAGTAACATCTGGCGGTACTACATTAAATATTAATCCAAACTTGGCTAGTAGCCCCGCAGATAATGCTGTTATTACTTTTCTCTCTGTTAGTAGAGAGACTGCTGGTAAAACTAGATTTGCAAAGTACAACTTTAACGGCACAGAAAAAATAGCAATTGTAGATGGTCTTAACGCACCTGCACTGTATGATGATGCTACGTTTACTGTATTAGATACTGCACCTACAGGAGTAATTGGAGCATCTTTCGTAGAAGAAGCAAAAAAACATTTATTTTTTGCAAAAGGAAGTAACCTAACTTTTACTGCTCCATACACAGATACAGACTTTACTGCAGCAAATGGTTCTGGTGTAATTAATGTAGGCACAACAATTACTGGCCTAGCTGTGTTTAGGCAAAACTTAATTATTTTTACTGAACGCAGCATACATCAATTACTTGGTACTACGATTGCAGATTTTAACTTACAGCCAATTACTATGGATATAGGCTGTATTGATTCGGATACAATTCAAGAAATTGCTGGCGATATTATGTTTCTTGCGCCAGATGGATTAAGGCTTGTAAGTGGTACAGATAGAATTGGAGACTTTGGACTAGCCTCTGTTTCCAAGAATATTCAGTCTAATATAACCGATTTTATTGCAGCAAATACTAGCTTTACCAGTTGTGTAATTAGAGAAAAGTCGCAGTATAGATTGTTAGGATATAACAATAATATTACTGCAGAAAATGCTCAAGGTATTCTAGCTACACAGTTTGCACCACAAGGTGGTGAGGGCATGGCATGGGCAGAGACACGTGGTATACGTGCGTATGTGGCAGATAGTAACTACAACGAAAATGTTGAAGTAGTACTGTTTTCAAATAACGATGGCTATGTATATCAAATGGAAAGTGGTAATTCATTTGATGGGGATAATATTCAAACTACGTTTGCCACTCCACATTTGCCTATTAGAGACCCACGAATACGCAAAACATTTTACAAGTTGTTTTTGTATTCTGACCCACAAGGTAGTGTAAACTTTGATGTTAGTTTAAAACTGGACTTTGATAGTTCGGGTACTATTCAACCTTCGCCTATTCGCATTCTTAACACACAAGGACAGGTTGGATTTTATGGTGTGGGAATATTTGGTTCCACAAGTTTTGGAACTAAACTACTTAAACTTTTTGAAACGCAAGTAGTAGGTTCAGGCAATACTGTATCTTTTCAGTTTACATCCACAAGCACGGACCCTCCATATTCCATTGATGCATTAACAGTTGAATATGCAGAACACGATAGAAGGTAGATAACATGGGAACAGGTTATACCAGAAATGATACCGCCAATAATATTGCTGATGGTAATATTATTAACGCTGCAGACTTTGATGGTGAATACGATGCCATTGAAGCTGCTTTTAATGGTAGCACAGGTCACACGCACGATGGTACATCAGGCGAGGGTGGACCTATTACTGTGCTTGGTCCTGCTCAAGATTTTGTAGCCAGTACAACTGAAATAAAACCAAAGTCTAATAACACACTTGATATCGGTACAACACTTCTTAAATTTAAAGATTTGCATTTACAAGGAACGGCAAATCTTCCTACCGTAGATATTGATGCTGGCGCAATTGATGGTGCTATTGTGGGTGCTAATTCTGCGGCAGCAGGTACATTTACTAATCTTACAGCAAGCACTAATTTGACATTAGCTAGTGGAGCTACTGTTACTGCTATATTAGATGAAGATAATATGGCATCAGATAGCAATACTTCATTGGCTACACAACAATCAATTAAAGCGTATGTAGATTCTACAGTAGGTGCATCAGACACATTAAGTGAAATATTAGGTAATGGTAATATTACTGCTGGCACTGGCATTGACCTTATTGATAATGATAAAATTAGATTTGGTACAGGTAATGACCTAGAAATATTTCATGATGCAAGTGATAGCATTATTAATGATGCTGGTACTGGTAGTCTTAAACTACAGCAAGGTGGTACTACTCGTTTAGAAGTATCTACAACTGGCGTAAATATTACAGATGATTTAGATATTAATGGTGATTTAGATGTAGGTGATGATATTACACTGTCTTCAGATGGTGCTATTATAAACTTCGGTGCAGCACCTACAGATGTAACTCTTACTCATGTAGCAGATACAGGTCTTGTTCTTAATGTAGAAAATTCAACAACCAACGCTGTAACTGACTTGCTTAAACTGCAGGTACAAAGTAGTGGTACACCTGCTGTTGGTATAGGAACAGGCATTGAGTTTTCTACTGAAACTGCTTCAGGTAATTTAGAAATTGGCGGTGTTATTGAGTCATCTGCTAGTGGACTAACTCCAACATCCGAAGAATTTGACATGCTATTTAAAACCATGTCATCTGGTGGTGCGGCGGCAGAACGCTTAAAATTAAATGGTAGTGGTGCTACTATCGGTAATATTAATGTTAATGGTAATACCATTATTAGCACAAATACTGATGGTAATATTGCTATCACTCCAAACGGTGCAGGCGAAGTTGACATTACCAAAGTAGATATTGATAGCGGTGCTATTGATGCTGTAACATTAGGTACTAATAGTGCTGTTACAGAACTGCAGGTAGATAACATTAATGTTAATGGTAATGCTATTACGTCTACAGACACTGATGGTAACATTGCACTTACACCAAATGGCACTGGTGAAGTTGATATTACTAAAGTAGACATTGCTGGTGGTGAAATAGATGGCACAACAATAGGTGCTAATAGTGCTGCTGCTGGTACATTTGCTGCTCTTGCAGGTACTACTGTAACAGCAAGCACAAACTTAACACTTGCTTCTGGTGCAACCGTAACCGCTATTCTTGATGAAGATAACATGGCATCAGATAGTGATACTGCTTTAGCTACTCAACAATCAATTAAAGCGTATGTAGCTAGTCAGGTTGGTGCAGCCAGTAATATAACAGATACAGGTATAACTTTTGATGGTTCTACAACAGGGGATAGCATTACAACTACTTTTGCTATTACAGACCCAACAGCTAATAGAACCTTTACATTTGCGGATGAATCGGGAACAGTTTCTACAAGGTCATTTGCAGAAGAATCAGCAACAGCATTAGCAATTGCACTTGGATAATTAACGCTTGACAAAAAAGGAGAAATCTGGTATAATTATATCAGCTTTGGAGTAAAAAATGGCAAACACTTTTAAACTCAAAACTAATGGGGCTATGCCAACATCGGCAGGTACACCTCTTACATTGTATACAGTTCCATCTAGTACAACTAGTGTTGTATTGGGTCTTATGCTATGTAATATACATAC